TTAGCTGTCCTCCTTCTCAAGCCCGAGCTCATAGGTCATCCCATCGGGGAGTTTCTTGATCAGTTCCTGCAACTGAGCGCCGGAAAGCGAACCAATCTTAATTTCCAGAGATCGCACCTGTGTGCCGGGGCCGATGTCCCATGTTTCGACTTTGCCGAGCAGGTTGAGTGCTGAAGTTGCCGGGGCGGTCAGTAGTATAAAGCTTGATGTGCCTCCATCAAAGATGCCTTCGCCAGATGTAGGGCCGTTCCCGCTCCCGGTGGAGGGAGCAACACCTGATTCACCACCCGCCCCTGTATCACTGGTCGTGGTTGTCGGTGTGTCCTCACCAGAGACTGATACGCCTGCTGTTGCAGGCACATCTTGCGGGAGTAGCACACGAGTCTCGTCGAGGTGCTTGCCGGTGCCAAGTTTCCCCTTCATGCGCTGCCACGCAGAATCTTCAATCTCACCGGCCTGAACTTGGAGGTATTTCATCCCACGAAGGTCGATGGCGATCAGGCCTCTGGCACAGAGACGAATGATGTGCTCCTTGACGAGAGTCTCGCCGAGCCATGGAATGCAGTCTTTCCCACCTGGTCGGGGTTCTTTGAGTTCGCGGATGATCTTCCCGATCGGCTCATTGTTCGGGGCTGCAGTCAGGATCAGTTCCTGGAAATCCTCTGGGATGAAGAGGTTGTTTTTGATGTGCGTGTCGATCGCATCAGGGATCTTCGAACCATGCGTCTTGTGGCTTTCAATGTGGAAGCGGCAGTTGGTCGGCTCTTGGAAGTTCCAATTTGAGATGATGGCAAAGCGGTCGAATCGTGATTTCAGATTTTCGCGCAGCTCTTTTTGATATTTGGTTTGTAGTCTGCCGTACTCGGGGTTCTGTCCCTTCCATTGTTCCGCTAGGTGTACGCAACGAGCAAGAACGATGAGTTCGCGAGTACCGAACACATTCGTGCTCCCATCCTGCGGAATCACAAACCGGACTGCATTTCGATTGCTTTGTAGAATGTCACGAAGCCATGTCCCCAGCACTGCTTCAGGCTTGCTAGGTGATTCCGGCAATACAAGGATCGGGATTCGGTCATCCCATTGGCCTGGCTGATCCGATTCATCAACATCCTGCCAGGGATTATTCTTCCAGTACTGTGATAGAACAACTACTCGGAAGCGTGTGGCAATGTCAGCATTGCCGGCGAGGACATATCGTATCTCTCGTGCTAAATGTGCAGAATCTTGGCCTTCTTGGAAGAGCTTGTCATTCCGTGCGCTTGCGATGAGCTTCGCTTGAGGGTTCTCTTCTTCTTTGAAAATAAACCGATTGCCATCTTCGTGGATGTTGAAGCTGTTCTCAACGATTGATGCCAACTCTACTTGAAAGGAGTTGTCATCGACAACGCGATCGCGTGTAATATCGATGTGCAGTGTGGCTAGATCGGCACCAGCCTGATTAACTTCGGCCAAGGATCGGAGCCAAAGTGCACCGATGACCCCCTCTAGATTGGGGAGTTTCTGGCCAGTGTTGGCAATGACATCCTGTACTGCCTCAATGTTGCGTTGAGCTTTTTCCCGAAGCTTCGTGTGGTGCTGGTTGGCAACAGAATCAAGTAGAACTGTTGTCCCGCTATCGTCGTCCAGTCGGAAGTCGGCTGCGGTGATAATTGATACTTCCTCACCTCGCCGTTTGAACAAGTCTGCCATGATGCGAATTAGGTCACGCGTCTCTTGTGCGTGAGTTGCAATCAGCACCTGGTCTTCGAGAAGCTGCATGAGATGTGGCGCGTATGGCCAAGCCTCAAGAAACTCAGTCTGCATGCGATCACGCTCTGCAGGCGGCGTGTTCTGGAGACGGAAGTATTCATTTACATGCACATCGATAGCTGATTGGATCTGGCTGATGTCAACCTGCAATCGATTCTCGAATAGGCGATGGAGAAGTAATCGCAACCGATCGTTCTTAGCCTGTGGCCCCTTGAAATCAACAATGATTGGGTTAACGCGTTGAATCTGTTGGTATGCGTCAGTGTTTCCGTCTCGCACAGAAACAACGAGAAGCAGAAGATCGGGATGTTCCTTCGCGATCTCGGACAGGATCTGGATGAAGTTGAATGCCCATGTTTGATCCCGTTTCCGTTTGGAGTCAGTTAGCCCATCATACCATGTCTGGAACTCGTCAAGGATGATCGCAGTCGGCGTATGCTTGAACATTTCCAGTAGGATCTCATCACTGGGAATGTCCGTCTTGTTGTCGCCCATCCCCTCCCATTTGCCGCGACAGAATCCGCCATGAGGATGACACTCGAAAAGCAGGTCCCAGAGGTACTTGGACCGCTGGCGATGTAAGCTCTCACTGATGATGTGCATGCCGCTACGAAGTTGAATGCCACTGAATTTTTCATTTCCAAATTGGCTTGACCAGTGATCAAGCCAATTTTGGGTTGCACTATTGTCGCTCAGTGCGTGGTAGAGTGCTGCCATCAAATGCGATTTGCCTTGTCCGCGTCCACCCTTGAGGGCTATAGGTTGGCCTCGATGTGGCGATGCAGCTTCAAGCATTTTTAAGACATCTGTCGTCGGATATGTGATTTCCAGGAAGTCCTCTGCCGGAATCTGGGTCGAGCCAGTGTTGTTCTTGTTCGTCAATTCAATGGCTGTGCCCTTGAGCCGACGGCCTTTGAACTCATCACGGATTTTCAATCCAAGCATTGTGTACTCCAAGATAATGATCGAACTCTCAACTATCACCCTCGATACGATCGAGTCGGGTGGCATTTTCGTCGCCGAGCCATCGGTCGATTGTTGTTCTCAGGAATCTCCAGTGCCGTCCCACCTTCTGCCCTGGCACCCGGCCCTCTTGGGCGAGTTTGTAAAGCGACGATTTCGATACCTGCAGGTATGCTGCAAGATCATCGATGGTCATCACCTCTGGGGTTGGAGATGGCAAGTTGCCCTGACGGTTACCAGACATATGAATAGAATGATAGCCGTTGTTAGCGGTGGCTGCTGGTTGTTTAGTTGATACCGACAACATGATGTCAGTCACAGCACCGCTGATTACCCAGTTTGTGTTGAAGATGTGTTCATTTGGGCCCATGTAGAGGGACTTCTCACACCACCGTCGACAAGCCAGTCAATGAAGTTGCTGTAGCCAAACCACTGGAACCACCGCTGGATGAACTCTCAAAGCTGGAGCCGCTGGATTTGCCGCCGGAGCCGCTGCCTGATCCGGAACCGCCGCCACTTGATCCGCCTCCACTTGAACCTGCGCCGCTGAGGCCGCCGAGGCTTGATGCGCCTGCTTTGGCCATGTCATTGTGGGTCCAGACGCCTTCGGCTAGATAAGTGTTGGTGCCGGGGATGTGCAGGGAGACGGTGCGGGTCGTGGCGTTGATGTGTTCGATGGCGGTGATTGGCTCTTCGCTGAGATCGGCGTCGATGAGTTGGTCGCCGATTTGGAGGAGATCGGCGGCACAGAATCCCCATTCATCGCCACGGCGGATGAGCATGGGGTGCTCGAAGGTGAGTTTGATTCGGCGGTTGATGATGTAGAAGCCGTCGTGGGTGCCGAGGGTGATCTGGCCGACGAGGGCGGGTGTTGATTGAGTGCCGTCAAGGCCGGACTCGGATCGCCAGTCGTACTGGGCTTGCCAGTCGGCGTCGGGTTCGAGGCCGGGGATGGAGAGGGACATCAACAGGTCGCCTGGGGTGAGTGATTCGATTGGGGTTCGGCTGCCGTCGGCTTTGGTGACGAGGGTGCCGAAGAGGAAGCAGTTGGACGAACCGCCGCCGGAGCTGCCACCACCAGATGATCCGCCTCCAGAGGAACCACCGCCTGAAGATCCACCACCGGAACTGCCTCCGCCTGAAGAACCTCCACCGGATGACCCGCCACCCGAGCTGCCGCCTCCTGAACTTCCTCCACCGCTTGAACCGCCGCCAGAACTACCTCCACCAGAAGAGCCACCGCCTGAGCTGCCGCCGCCACTTGATCCTCCTCCGCTTGAACCGCCGCCGCTGCTTCCGCCGCCGGATGAGCCGACGCCGGAGCTTTCGAGTGTGCTTTGGGCGGAACTGCTTGGGGGCGTTGAGCTGCTTTCGAGTGTGCTGTTGGCCGAACTTCCCGGCGTGGTGCTGCTGTTGTTACTCCCGCTCCACTCGGTGCTAATGATCGACGAACTCGATAGATCGCTCGAGCCGCCGCCGGTTGGGGCTTGGCCGGTTGCCCAGACGGGGAGGTATAAGTAGTATTGCGTCGGTGTCGGCATGGCTTTTCTCAGGGTGCTTTGGCGACGGGCGTGTACCAGCCGGTGGTGTTGATGGGTTTGCTGCACTCGTTGGTGGCTTGCTTGATCGCGTCTTCGTAATTCATGCGTTCGAACACAGACAGGGCGCTGCCGGGCGAACAGTTGACGACGCGGAACTTGTGCTGCTCGAAGTGCGGCAGCAAGGCCTCGAAGCGTTTGGTCAGCGATTCGTAGAGCGTGTTGTTGTAGCGGATGACATTGGGGGCGCGTGCTTCGTCGAAGGCATATCGTCGATCGTCGGCCATCTTGAAATCACAACCAAGCAGGTACACTGTGCGGAATCCGAGGTGGTACAGCAATCGCATGGCCGCGAGCATGACGCTGCGTTTGCCCTTGATGCCCAGCGTGTCGGCTTGGTTGCCATCGTTGCCCCAAGGCACGCTGTCGCCGGTCAGGAACCGCTCGTGGTCGAAGTGGTTGCTTCGGCGATAGAACAGCACGCTTGGCATCTGGCTGACATGAAAGGCGCTGGGTTGCATCGAGCCGTCGGGCTTCTGGATGCGTAGCCGACGGACGCGATGGCACACCGGCACGAACTTGGTAATGCCGGGGTCTTTCCAGCCAGTGTCGATGAATCGGCCCGGGTCGTCAACGCAGGTCCAGAGGGTCGGGCGGTGGATTGTCCAGGCGTTGTTGACGCCCATGGTGACAATGCCGCGTTGGTTGAGTTTGGTGAGATCGAGTTGATTGAGCGATGGGCCGGACAACATGAGGAACGCGGATCGCCCGCGATAGAAGTTGGCCATCGAGATCGAATCGAAGTCGGCTGTATAGAGGCGGAGCCCGGTTCGGGCTGGCGATCGGTTCTTGAGCCCGTGCTGGAGGGCGTTGATGTCGGATTGGTTCGGGCGGTTGATCATACAAACCTCCCGGTGATGTATTGGCTGCTCAGGTTGTCAACGACACCGATGCGGCTGATCTGTTCGATCCACCATTGCTTCGGTCGCACGGTCGGGTGCAGGTTCTCACCTTGGACAGTGATTCGGCTTGGGCGGGTGGAAATTGAGAAGCAGAACCACCCCCTGGGCCGAGCGACGCGACGCATTTCATTGAGCACCGGGATCACATCCTGAATCAGCAGGTGTTCCATCGCATCAAAGCTCGTGACGACATCAACCACGCCGTCAAGCAAGCCCGTCGCGTGCATCGGCTTGGCGATGTCCGCTTCGGGGAAGGCGAAGTCGATGCCTAGCCCGTCGATACCGAATCGGCGGAGGTGATGGATGAAATCGTTTCGGCCGCACCCGAAATCGACTACAAACCTTGGCTTCCAGCGTTGGACGATGGGGACGGCGTGCTGGCCGTGGTTGGTTGAGCCGTAGGGCGAATCGGGGCGTGATGCCAGCTCGACATACTTGCTTCGTTCGTGGGCGCGTTGTGTGTTGAGTGCGATCGTCATCCCGCACCTCCGTTGGCCAGCAGATTGAACTTGCGATCGCCATCAGCGGGGTCGGCGATCTCGATGCAGCTCATCGCTTCGAAGATCCACACCGGGGTGCCCAATGAGTCACGCTCGCAGGTGAGTTGGACGGCGACGCCTTCGGGTACTGGGGCGAGCCGGGGCTCGAGCGAACGCGCAGGCGGGCAGTTGTGCAGCACACCGGGTAGGTCGCACACCGGGCCGACACCGAGCAAACCCTCGAACCCGGTGCCGGGCACGGAGTCGTTGCAGTGATGTGCCTCGAATCGGTTGATGGCCATGCGTGATGGATCAGTACCTGAACCGATCCCACCAACGAGAGGGACATATCGCAGATAGGTTTCGCTGCCGGGGTTGCCGTCGAGTTTGGCCTCGGTCCATTGGTATCGCCAGCGGTTGGCTTCGGTGGGGATGGGTTGCGATGGGCCGAGGATTGCGGTGATGCGACCGAGCGACGGGCGACCGAGTTCGATCACCGCCCAGCGCTCGCCTGTGCCCTGTTCTTTCCAGAGGATCGGTGCTCCACCGATCGGGCTCGACACAAGCGCCGTCTCGCCCGCGCGGAGTTCGCAGGTTTCATCGCTGGAGTTGAGCACATGGACGCGGGCCGGGGTGGTGCCGCTGATGACGCACAGCCCGAGCTTGCCCGGCTGGATCGTTTGCTGGGCCACCACGAACGACAACTGCGGCGATCCCAGATCAGCAACATTACCCTTCAAGGGCGTGCGAGATTGGAAGGTGCGTTCATCGTCGTTGGTGTCGGGCTCGATGAGCACGCCGGTGATCGCCAAGGCATGATGCGAGGTCAGTTCGATGCCCGAGTCATTGCGAACGAGCACTAATCCGCGCTGGTTGAGCTCGCGGTGCGCATCGGCGATGGTGTTGCGCTCGCGTGATTGGTGCGCAATCGCCGTGTCCACGAACGCGTTGTATGCGCCCGCGGGAATCTTGAGCGGATCGCCCGTGCGGACTTTATGGAGCGGGTCGCCGGTCATATGCCCATTGCTCCCATGTTACCTGTGTCGTAGACCCGCTCGACATACGCGGCGATAGGTCGTTTGACGATCGTGTTCGCCGCCGTGTCCTCGGCGTCGGCGTAGCGGACCCAGAGGTATTCCCAGCCCTGCTTGTTGATGCCGACGATGGGGCCAACAGCAAGCCCGGTCACATTGGGACTCACCGCGAAGCGGAAGCTGATCTCCCAGTCGTCTTGCGGATCGGTGCCTCGGCGCGATCCAGACGCGCCAAGGAACAACACTTCGCCCGAAGCGAAGCCCTTGAATCCTCCGTTGTTGACCTTGCCCGTCAAGCCGAAGAGCATGACCTTGTACGCCTCGGTGACTTGGGCGGCAGAGAGGTAGTGCGTCTCGGAGAACTGATAGACAGGTACGGTGATGTCCACGCCGTTGACGCTGTCGGCCGTCACACCGATCCCGCCTTGGAAGTTGGGGGCGGTCGTGCCAGGGGCGGCGTAGGTGCCGACGGTTTGTTTGGATTGGGTGATGTGCTGGGAGCCACCGCCGGTATCGAAGTTGAAGACGCTCTCGCCGGTTTGAGGCGGAGTGGATTGCTGGTTGGGCGCATATCGCACCGTAGCATCCCAATGATCCGGCCCGACGGGCTCGACGGCCACCGCTTGACGCGGCAGGTTGTCGTAGGTCGCAGGGCTGGCGGCTTCGACGGCAGAACGCGCAGCGAGATCATCGTCCGTGCCACGCACCGTGTAGCCAAGCTCGGCCGACGGATTGTCGCCCGTGGTCGATCGACGGCTCTCAAACTTTTCGGTGACGGTGATGGGCACGAGGGAATGTTCCTATGCGAAAGTCAGCCCGCCGGTTTGTGATGCGGTGACAAGTTGATTCGTGTTCTTAGCGGTTTGCTCGCTGGCCTTGGCGGTGCGTTCGGCGGTTGGATCACTACCTGCGAGGCTCTGGACAGCGAGTGCGTTGAAGGTGCCTCGCACGGTGGCAGATCTACCGAGCGAACCACCCAGCCCGGCGAGTTGACGCTGCACGCGATCGATCAAGCCTTCGATGGAACCCGATGACCCGTCGGGTTGATTGGCTTCCGCTTCGCCACGCTTCTTGGCGGCCTCGGCGATGGCTTCATCAAGTTTCTTGCGGGCATCATCAAGTGCCTTCTGTGTCTCTTCGATCTTGGAGTTGGTGCGATTGTCGAGTGCTTTCTGGGCCTCATCAAACTGTCGTCCGATCTCGGCGAGTGTGGCTTCATGCTCTTGGGCCGACCGGTCCCGTTGACGGTTGCGGCTCTGTTCACGATTGGCGAGGGCTTGCTTGGTTTTTGATTCGATTTCATTGAGCCGGGATTCGAGTTGGTCATCGATACCCTGCTTGGCCGCCTTGACATCGAGCGAGGAATCGAACAGCCCTTGGATTTCGAGCATCCGCTTGGCGACGAACGAGGTCGCGGTTTCCCAGATCTTCTTGAAGCCGCCTGCAAACTTGGTCCAGGTCTTGGAGAGGAACGAAGTCGTCTCGATCCACGCGACCTCGATGGCGTGGAAACCGATCTGGGCGGCCGCCAACGCGCCGAACCACATCTGCTGTGCCGTGGAGATAAAGAACCGCTTGGCTTCGAGCCATGCCGCGTTGATCGCCGCGATGCCCTTCTCCCAGACGAGTTTGATTGAGAGCCAGAGGATCTGGGCGGCGAGTTCGACATCACCCGCCGCCAACGCATCGGCCATGCCGCCGACGACCTTGGTGACGGTGGCTTTGAGTGTGTTGAACTGATCGCCGAGCCAGTTGAGTGCCTCGGCCCCGGCACCGCTTGAAATCAGGATCGCCCCGCCGATTCCGATGACTGCTGCGAGAACCAGCCCGATCGGTGAAAGCAATGCGGCAAGCACAGTGCCCATGATTCCGATGGCTGCGCCGACGCCGGTGATGATCGCGGCCAACGAACCGAACACGGCTCCAATGGCGATGATCGCAACCCCGGCGATCACCAAGGCGATGCCAATACCGATCATGACGGCGGTCAGCTTGAGGATCGTCACCACGAGCTGGCGGTTCTGGTTGATGAGTGTCGTGATCCAACCCGAAATCTTCGTGATTGCATCAGCCGCCCGGCGGACCGGCTTCTCGATGGCTTCGCCGATGGCGATGGCGATGCCCTCGACCGCCGAGAGCAGTTTACGGAACGATCCGCCGATCCCCGCGTCCATCTCCTCGGCGGTCTTAGCCGCGAGTCCAGCCGAGTTCTTGATCTTGTCTTGGAGTTCATCGAACGCCTCAGCCGACGATGCGAGCTTCAATGCAGCGGCTTGTCCTCGACCGAACAAGGTCTCGAAGATGGATAGCCGTTGAGCTGAACCGAGGCCTTTGGTCGCCTTGGCCAGGTCGTTGAGGATGTCGGCGAGTGGTCGCAGGTTGCCCTGCGCATCGACGGCCTCGACACCAAACTTGCGGAGTTCAGCCTGCTTGGATTCGTTAGAGAGGTTCTTGTAGGCCCGAGCGAGTGCGTTGCCCGCGAGCGATCCCTTGATGCCGTTGTTGGCCAGCACGGCGATCGCGGCGGCGGTCTCCTCGATGCTCGCGCCCGCCTCGGCGGCAATCGGCGCGACGGGCTTCATGGCTTCGAACAAGTCTTCGAGTGTCTGGGCGCTGCCGTTGGCGGTCGCGGTCAGGACATCGGTCACGCGGGCCATCTGATCGACGGGCAATGCAAACCCACGCAAGGCCGCCCCGGCGATCTCGGTGGCTCGGGGAAGTTCGGTACTCGTCGCTCGTGCCAATGCCAAGACCGCCTCGGTGTTCGCCAAGATCGCTTCGGGCTTGAACCCCGCCCGACCCAGTTCGGTCATCGCCTCGGCAACTTGGCCCGCGGTAAATGAGGTCGTCCGCCCGAGCCGTTTGGCTTCTTCACGCAGCGATTGGAACTGTGCTTCGGTTGCACCCGTGACGGCTCGCACCGCACGCATCTTGTCGTCGAAGCCTGCGAACACCCGTGTCGAGATCGCAAAGCCCGCCGCCAGCCCGGTGCCGATGCCGGTCAGGCGTGCGCCGATCCGTTGCACCGACGAGCCGAACGCTTTGAGCCGTTTCTGTGCCCGGTTGAGCCCACGCACGAGCTTATTGTCGTTAGCGTAGAGCTCAATGTAGGCTGCGCCTGCCCGGATGCCGCGTGCGGAGGTCATTGCTACAATCCTCTCAACGATGCACACACGAAAGGCCTTGTACTATGCCCAATACGATTGACTTGAAAGTTGAAGGCCCATTTGAAATATCTGTGAAGAAAAACAAAGGCATCAAACGAATTGATGATGAACAGAAAACACTCTTTTGGGACATGGACGAAGTGTCTCATTTGAAGGAACACCAAGGTTGCTACATCTTTGCTCTGCGAGCAGGACAAGGATGCACGCCTTGGTATGTGGGCAAAGCGGGTACCGGCAAGAGCGGAGAGGGTTTCGAGCAAGAAGTGTTTACCGACCGAAATCTGGGCAAGTACAATGATGTTTTGTTCAATATCACATTTGGAAAACCCGTCCTTTTCTTCGTCACCAGAAGAACGCGCGTAATCCCGAATGGTGTAATTGGTGAAGTGGAAAACTCGCTTATCAAGCTTGGATACTCCAAAAATAATATGATTAAAAACATCCATCATGCCAACATTCCAAAATGGTCAATAAATGGTGTCATTCGGGGTGGAGCTGGCCAGCCTTCGAGGGAAGCAAAGAAGTTCAAGAACATGATGGGGATATAAGCATCTTGATTAGGCGAGATGTTTTTCATTTCATCGCATTCCCATTTTCATGCACTCGGCCTTCCTTCATGCCCTTATTGAAGGAAGACTCCTTCTCCTTGCGGAGTCGCCCCGTGCCGAGGAAGAGGCCGACGAGGCCGGTCATGGCGGGGAGGGCTGGGCCGAGCATGGGGATGCCTGCGACGGTTGGGCCGAGTTGATCGAGTGCGGACAGAGTGAGTTGGCTGAAGATGCCTCGAATCTCTCCGGCTCGTTCGATGTTGGACTTCCATTGCGAGCCGGTGCGTTGGGTTTCCTCGAACCATGCGCGGTACTCGGCCTCGGCTTCGTTGAGCGAAGTCGTTGCAGACAGTCCAGTTGATTGCTGGACGCGGTTGGGTGTTTTGACGCGGACAATGTCGCCGAGGTCAAAGCCGGAGCATGCCCCCAGCGCGAGGGTGATCATGATGAGTGCGAAGATATAGGCGTAATGTCTGGGTTGCATGGGTGCGCCTCCTTGCGCGTGGGGTTCTGTTTGCCGTCGATGAAGATGTCCTTGAGGATGCTCACATCGACCTTCTGCTTTGGTTTGTGCGTCTGGCTGAACGGGTCGAAGTCAGTCGGCCTGAACGCTCGGTGTTTTTTGGCATCACGGTTGGCGTTGGCGATCAGGGCCATGAGCGAGCTGGTGCGTGCCCATTCGTCGCGTTGCTTCCCTTCGGCCATCGCGGCGAGTTCCCGCAGGGTCAGGGCGGCGGGATCGATGCCGACGATACCGGCGAGTTGCCAGATGAATCGCCAACACCTCCCACATGACCTTGCAGCGCTTCTCCCGCGATCCGATCTAGTTCGCCGTTCTCGATCTTCTGTTCGATCAGATCCCTCGCCTTGTCCATCACCCGCTGGGTCGTTTCGAGGACTTTCTTGAGATTCGCCCGGTCCCTCGGGCTCGGGGAAAAAGACACGAGTTCTTCTAGCAAGGCCGTCGTGGCGTGCTCGATCGCGTCGCCCGCCATCGCTCGTCCGAAGTCTTCATCGCTCACGCTTTGGGCGTCGGCTTCTGGTTTGCACACGGCGTACACGATGTCGCACAGCAGCACCGGATCGGTGATGAGCCGATCGATCAGCTTGCCACCAACGACTTCGAGCAGATCGACATCGAGCAGTCCACGCACGCGTTTGATCGCGTCGATGGTGATACTCACAGTCCAGGTGCGTCCAGCGTTGTCTTGAAAAGTTTTCATTGTTCATATCTCCAATCAGATCCAGTCATTCAAATCCAAGCTGGCGCGGTGCCGTCGTAGGTGACCTTGGCGGTGATCGACACGGTCAGCGCTTCTTCGAGTTGCTCGCTTCGGCTGAAGTTCGTGATCGAGAAGTCGGCTTCCAGCCCCTCACCTGCAGGGCCGTCGAGCACTTGCAAGCCGATCACCGCGTTGTTGAAGAATGCGTCCTTGATGGCCGTGAACCCTGCGTCGGCGGTGTCCCACACCATCTCGAACTCGACGCTCGCTTCCTTGAGCGTGCCGACGGTTGCTCTCCAGCCCGCGTTGGCGCGGGTCGTGATGTCGGCCTCTCCGGTTTCAAGCGAGAGCGTCACATCCTTGACATTGGCGAGTTCGACCCATGAACCGGCTCCGCCGACGCCTCCGGATTTGAAGTTGAGCACGGCGTCCATGCCGAGTTTGATGGCCATGATGATCTCCTACTTGCTGGTTTCTATCTGATTGATCCCGCCCAGTGTTTGGGCAGGCGGTCTTTGGTCTTGGTGAGTGCCGGTCCCATGAACGGGCGTTTGGGGTATCGTTGTTTGCGGTAGCGTCCACCGAACTCGTGGGCTCGTGCGGATTGGCCGACGATGCGGTGATCCGGGCCGATGAGCACACGCTGGCGATTGCGTTCGACAGCGAACCTGATCGAACTCCGCAGTTGTCCGCGCCGCGTCTTGGGCGGCTTGCCCGGCTCGGCAGGATTGGCACTCTTGCGGATGCTCCGTTTGGCGGTGAGCCGAATCGTCCCGCCCGCGTGCCCGAGGTTCTCGATGTTCGCCCGGCGCGCCTTGCGGAG